TCTCGTAGTGAACAGCTCATCTACATCTCAAATATCTATTTCTCATTCATCCTTAGCGATCATCTCTTCAGTTAATTCCATCTCATAAGGAACTTCTAGATTTGGAATATCTAGGATTCAGTTAATAAATCTGATATAGTGTCTTCGGATATCTGCTTCAGAGTAAGTTTTCTCCTCAATCCCTGTGTGATAAAGGATCTTTACTATCAAATCAGCTCTCCTATTCTTGAGGACTTTTTCTATCTCTTTCCATCCTGGACTAGAGATAAGCTCTTTGATTTTTTTCATTACTTCTTGTTTTGCCATTACTATTGATTAAATGATAAAGGATTATTGGCATCTGGTCTTGATACTATGTCTTGTTGTGGTTGGTTTTGTGCCATCATAATATTAGCAGCACTATTTGCCATCGGATTCTCCATCATCATATTTGCTTGCTGTTCTAATCACATCTCTGAGATTGCTCTTCCTAGCACTTCCAGAACTTCGTCTTTTATATCTCAATCGTCTGCTTTCTGTAAATAAATCCAGTAAGTAAAGAAGTCTGCATTAGGATCAGAGAAAAGACTCTTTGGCTTATGTCCCAAGTTAATCATTTGCACAAAGTCTTTTGCTCTCTTTTCGCTTGTTGAATAAGGACAGATTGCATTGATTGTATTATTCTTTAGTCCATTCACTCTATACACTAATCTCTTGAAGATATTTTTACTTGTCTCGTGGAGGTTCTGGTCGTTAGAGATAATTGGATATAACTGATTGAGATAATTCTTTTGGTTCTCATTCAAAGCCATCATATCTTCAGCACTTCATACCATTACATAAGGCATCTGCTTAGTTATGAACTCATCCTTCTTTAGCGAGGTTCCTCTCCACTCAAAATCAGAAGAAAGTAATGCAAACTTTTTCTCTCAATCAGTCAAATTCTCCAAATATCCTCTCCATCGTTGGTGATAGAACTCTTGGTAGTATCGGTTCTTGATGGCGTTTTTTAATGAAATAATATTGTTGGCATTGCTCTGGATTTGTTGAGCTTCTGCCTTAGTCATCGATTTATCTGGGACCAATCCTTGTTGCAAGCTATCGATTTTACTATCTCTATTGGCCTCACTAGTAAGGAAGTTCATCATAGTGAAAGTATCTTGTCTGATTGCACTCTGTGGCAATTCATACATTGCATTTGTCAATGGTTGTTCCTGGATTGCTGCTTCGTCTACAAATAAGTATCTTGTTCCTACTGATTTCTTTTTAAGCTCCTCTTTGTTTTTAATCAATCTACTATTTACAAGAAAATCTCCTCCTAGAGCTTCCTTCTTTGCTTTGATAAGATTAAGATTAGCTAAAATACTGATTCAATTCTGTTTATCCTCCAGTCTATCTGATAGACTACTACCAAATGCACTGTTCCTTTGAGGGTCGTAGTAATTAAGAATGATTGGTCGTGGAACTAATAGTGGGTTCAACTTCTCTTCTTTAAGTACTGGTTCTAGCTTTTCTCTATGGAAGATATGCGATAACTTTCAATCCAAAACAAACTTCCACTTGAATCAGTCTACTATACAATAATGAGTATAAATATCTATCGAGAAATTCTTATCCAGATTATCAGAGGTTATCGGTCAAACTCCATTCTTCTTTGAGTAAGTATCTCTTATGCTTTGTTCAGCTGAGTTATATTGTGCCGCAAAGAATTTATCCATATTCTCTTTACCGTATCTTTGGATCATATCTCTTACATTAGAGAGCATCATAAATCAATGGAATCTATAATTCTGGCCATCAAATTGTCCTGTCTGAGAAGGTAAAGGATCAGGAATCCAAGAGAGAGGATTTATTGCCCTCCAAGTATTATGTTTTTTTACTTTATCGAATCCTGTCCTATTTACTATTCCTACTCAAAAGAAAAGAGAATCCTGTTCTGATTGATACTCTACTTGTTGTTGGACTGACTCCTTTTTATCAAACTCTGCTACTGCATTAAGATTGTCTGCTTCTTCTTGTCAGATCCATCATTGCCTTGAGATAAATTTCACCTTCACTCAAGAACTCCAGAAATTAGCGATCAATACATCAATAGTATTCGCTATCAAATTGATATTGATTTTATCTTTATTATTATCTTGTGGAGTCCATTTAAGAAGTCTTTGTTTATATCTTTCTCTTAGTTTTTCTACATAATTATATCCTAATTGATATTCGTCAGAAATTTGTTTTAAGATTTGATAGTCATCCATATTGCTTTTGTGAAAGGAGCT